GTTGGCGCGCGGCTGTCGAAAAAACCCCCTGCCCTGTAGCCCCTCTGTAGAGCCTCTGTAGACCCCCATTTAGACCCCCTTTTACCACCCTTTTAAGGGACAAGATACGCCCCTGCCCTGCCCCTGCCTACCATCTGCTGTTCTTCCAAGCTGCTCTCACTGCTGTCTTATCTGACTTACGCCCGTTACATACCCGGCATAAAGATTGGAGGTTAGCTATGTCATGGTTGGGGTCACCCGTGACCGAGGGTGGGCGTATGTGATCTATAGTCCAGTCCCCCCCCGTTAGTTCTGCACCGCAGATAACACACTCAGGTTCTAGGACTGTCTTCGCATAGGCGCGCGCTTTGTTCCACTCTTTCGAGTTGTGCCAATCCGCCAAGATTTCTCCTTAGTCCAGCATCTCTTACATGGTACTACTTCGTTGCCTCGAGTTGTGTGAGGTGTATCGCAGATAGGGCATTTCATGAGTCTCTAAGCCCCTGATAAACAACTACTGTCAAGTAGCTGAACGTAGCTCCTAGCAGAATCATAGTTAGCCAGGGTACATAGGCTGTTATGAGTGTTGCAAGTAGGTTTACCCCTACTAGGAAGAATGCAAGTATGACCATTCCTGCTGCTGTTTTCATAAGCGTTTGCGCTTTCTGTGTGAGCGTTGTCTTATACATAGGTTAGTTGTCTTTCTTATAGTTCGCTGAATGTAATTAGTGCGCCTTGATCTGCCTTACACCCTGCCCATACCTTATTAGCTAAGATTTGGCAGATTTGAGAATCGTCTGCGAGTAGTCCGGCGTTGTCTGCTGAATCGCCTACTGCCCTAATCAGCTTATCGAGATCTGGCTTTTGCGATGGGTAATCTTTTGTGTTGCTCTTAGCTCGAGGCATAAAGAAAATGACCTCTAAACACACTGCGCCCTTTAGCGGTTCGCATGAGCTGTTAGCTGCCTCGAGTACTTCAGTTAGTGTCTTGCGCCAAGCCGGAAGCTTTTTATTGCTCTCAACTATGACCGCGCGCTTGCCAATTACAAACGCATTTTTTGAACCCTGTGGCTGAGGTATTCCCGGTACAAAAACCTGAATCATCTTAGATTCTGTCTATCAGCACTATGACTAAGAAGAAGAACCAAAACGCTTAGAGTGCCCACGCCTACGCCTGCCAAGAATACAAGTCCTGTTAGGGGTTGCCTGTTTTTTCTAGTTATGATCTTTGACCTTTTTTCTCTAGTCATTTAGTGCCTCATTTATCAGCGTTATAAGCTCCGCTTCGCTAATTTTGTGAGTTCTGTTTGATGCTCCGTCAAATAGTCGGAAGTAGTCGTAAACAGCTTTGTAAATTGCTTCTGCTTGCGTTTTTTCAGTCTGCATCTTGACCGTCTAGGATTGCGTCTTCTATTTCCTTAGCAAGGAATGGATACTTTAGTGTCTCTAGAATGTCGCGAGTGTCTGCTAGGTCTTTGATTACCTTTATGATGCGCTTGCGCTCTAGCTCCACCCCGGCTTCATAGCCTTTTGTAAAATAGAGTTTGTTTTCCAGTTCGCTCATGTCCGAAATCATCAGAACGGCGCATTCTCGAAGCCTGAAACTTGCGCCATAGTAGCGCCCTGCTGTGTCTTGCTACGAGCCTGGACTAGCTGTGCAGTTTGCAAGTGATGTTCTACTACGGTCTTTTCAACGTCTGAGTCCTTAGGTGTGTATTTCCCTATCTTCGTCGATAGCTCCCCAGTTAGCTCTATCCAGTCACCTTCTTGAAGATGCTCTGCTTGCGAGAAGCCAAACCAACATGTCCAAAGTCTTGAGAAGGGTTTCGTATAGCCTGGAACATCGTATTTCTCCCAAACTGAGATCCTTCTTCCCTCCCAGCCGATTAGGTTTACGTCTCCTGTGATTGTAATTTGTGGCATTTCATTCTCTTTTCTGTGATGAGTAATTTCTTGCTATATATAAACATAATGCCTATGTATAGTTATTAAGTTAAATGTCTATATATAGAACCTTTAATAATGCTTATATATATCTATATATAGAAGATGTATCTCATTTTAATTTTTCTAATCTATCGATGCAGATTTCTATCGTTTCAGCTAGATCTGTATCTGTCAAAAGTATCTTTTTTTTGAAGTCCCAAAGTTCAAAAGTAAGTTGCTTTCTCATGTCTTCGCGACCATGACCGTAGCCACGTTTGTAACCCGTTAGCCAAGTCCGTTCTGTGAACTCTTTCCAGTCTGTTTCCTGATTCATGATTCCCCTGTCTGTCAGATAGAATTACTACCGGGGGCATAGCTATCTGTGGGCTATGTCCCCTTCGCTTTCACTTTGTATCTACTGCCTTAGCCATGTCTGTAACCTGATCTAGGAATCGCTTGGGCATTCCATGTAACTTAGCGTCGCTGTATAGCTCTCTAAGCCCTTCAACATCACTACTTAGGGCTAGGACACTTGCGCGACCCTCAAACCCCTTTAGAGATACCGCCAAAGCCTCCTGTGAGGCTGCCTGCATTTCCTCCGCGCTAGGTCTGACGCTGTGACCGTCTTTCTTGCTAGAAAAGCCGAGAGTGGAAAGTGATCGCCCTATCGCTGAAGTGGCGCAGTTTTCCATGAAGCTAGTTTTGTTTATTGGGCTTGAGTTTCTTGTCTCTTGGGCAAAGTCAATAGCTGCTGCCCTCATGTCTTCCCGGTCAGTGTAGACACTTGCCATGATCACGATTTCGGTTTCGTTGATTAGCTTTATCTCAGTGTGTATTCTGCCGTTTGGGTGCTTCTCCCAGAACTTTGCTATGCGGTCTGCTACTGGCTCGTAGTTGTCCATGAATCCCATTTTTACCCTCCTGTGATTTTGAGATAAGGCGCGCCGCCTGATCTGCTTTGTAACATTACAACGTTCTCGCCGTCTACATAACCGTATTTAGCGCCCTTCATGCTGCTTTGAATAACCGATTTCCTAAGTGTTGCCTGCTGCTTCCAGAACTTTTCTTGCTCTAGTGCCGATTGCAGAAGTCGGTATTCCTCGGGGTCTATTTCTATCTCTGTGTCTTCTATGTCCGGATGCAGAATCCTAATTGCGCTGTAAGTAGAATCGCTGCCTTCTATGTCTGGCTGCTCTCCTGTCCTGACAAGCTCTAGGAAGCTCTCTGCCGCCTTCATAAGTGCCTCAGCCTCTATCGGGTCATACTCAACCGTAAACTCCCTGTATTCGCCTCCTGCGACCGCGCAAAGTACACCGGGGCTATGCAAGCCTGTTACGATCATGTACCAAAGAACTTGAAGCCTGTAATGCTCCGGCAAGATAGGCATAGCGTTTCTAGAGAATTTAATTTCTAGAATGTATAGCCTGCCATCTTCATCTTCAATAACACCATCTGGGTTAGCGTGAAATGACGCGTTCTTCTGTGATTCGTAGGTGTAATCCCCAGTATGAACTATCAGATGAGGGTGCATGTCACCGAATAGCCGGGCTATTGCAGGCTCGAAGTAGTTGCCTAGCTTCATAGCCATTGTGCCTTCTGTAGGCAATAGCAAGCCAGACTTCTGCGCCCATAAGTAGACCGCGCTAGTCCAGGGGGATTTGTTCATTATTGGCGCTATGTCGCTGCCGCCGATTGCGTGAGATCTTTGAGCATGCCACTCAGGAGATCCTGCCGGGTGTGTCCCGATTAGAGTGCCGCCTAGTTTGGCTATCGTCTTGTTTACTGTAATCATGTTTTGGAGCATAGCAAAGCAGCGCGACAAAATTGGAGTTATTGTTTAGGCATGAACTCAGAAAAGGCACTTACTGCATTAGCAGAAGGCATAAGAAAGACCGGGGCAACCGCCTGCCAAACTTCTGACCCTGATGCTTGGTTTCCAGAAGGTGGCGTTATGAATACAAACCTAAGGTCTGCAATTAGTCTTTGTAAAGTCTGCCCTGTTAGGTCTTTGTGTCTAGAGTTTGCTCTAGTGAATGATGAGAAGCATGGTATCTGGGGAGGCGTGAACAGTAGGCAGCGCGCTAGATTGCGAAACGCTCGAGGCTAGTGTAAAAAGTAGTCTGAGAAGGGTGTAAAAGGTAGGTAAAAGACAAC